CGGCGCGGCGGATTTCGCATCCCGCCTCACGGTGGCCAGTGTGGCGGAGGAAAAATCCATAATTGACCAGTTTAACTCTTTGGTTGCCAAAGTGGAGGACGGCCTGGAAAAAGTGGCCGCCGTCCAAGAAGTAATCCAAGACGAGTTTAACGATTATGTGGACGCGATAAACAACGCCATCGACGTACTTGTTAAAACCCCGCTAACCCTTGCGCGGCGGACGCAAAATATGATTCACGCCCCGGGCAAGGCGTTGGCCAATGTCGGGGATCGTTTAGAGGCCTACGGGAACTTGGCCCAGGATATATTTACAAGTAATGATGCCATATCGGACCCCGGCGGCCCGGGCGGCCTCGGTTTCCGTGTGGACGCATTAACGGGAGTTGGGAACAATGCCGAATCTCCGAATAGATTTCATGTTCGCGATCTATTCGTTGGAAATTTTATTGTTGGTAGTATCTATAGTACTATTTTTACTGGAAACGCTACGGGCGGGGCCGCCACTTTGGCCGCGGTTAAACAATCCCAGACCGATGACATTCCCGCTGATAACAAAATTGATACGGCTCCAAAGGCTATTGCGGCGGCGGAGGAAATTTTAGATCAATGGGCCGCCTATGTGGCGTGGAGGGATGCCAATTTCGACTCAATAGCGGGGGATGATTACGACTATATTTCACACCCGGGAAACACGGAGGACGGCTCCGCCTTTATGGCCCTACAAAAGGCTGTTTCGTTGGCGGCGGGGGCCCTTATTCAACTCTCGTTTTCATTGTTAAAAGAGAAAACAATCTATCTCGATAGGGATAGAAATATCATAGAACTAACGTATGAATTATATGGCGGTGTAGACGAGTATCTTGATTTTTTTATCACGTCAAACGACTTGTCCGGGTTGGAAATTATCGAGTTGAAAAAAGGGCGGAAAATTGTCTATTACGTTTGATGATATAGTCACCCTTGCGATCAATAACCGAAAATTTCGGTATTGGACGGAGATCCGTTTCACGCGGGCGATAGACAACATAGACACAATCGAAGTCCGGGCGCCGTTTGACCCGGAGGATGCCTACCACCGCTCTACATTTAAACCGATAAGCTATCAATCCCTATCCGTGGATATAAACGGGGAACCCGTATTTACCGGGACCATGGTCCAATGTTCCCCGGAGATGGCCACGGATTCCAACACTGTGACATTGGCGGGATATTCCCTCCCGGGTGTCCTGGGCGATTGCCCGCCGCCGGCGTCCACCTTACCAAGTGAATACAAGGGCCAAAATTTGCGGGATATAGCGGCCGTGTGTGCGGAGCCATTTGACATAAAAACCCTTCACCGTGTGGACCCGGGGCCGGTATTCAAAGAGGCCACAAGGGAACCCGGGGACCCGGTATTGCCCTTTCTTGTGGAGTTGGCAAAAGAGCGGGGGCAATTAATCACATCCACAATGGAGGGGGCCCTTCTTTTTTGGGAGGCCATCGAAGGCGGGCCGGCCGTGGCTCGATTAGAGCAAAGGCGTTCCCCCCTGCTTAGCGTCCGCCCTACTTTCAACCCATCCCAGTATTACAGCGAAATAACCGGGTTGCGGCCCATGAAAGTTAGGGCCAAAAAATCCGTGCAATTCACGGCCCGTAATACGCTTCTACCGGACGTCCTACGGCCTCACATTTTCACCGTGGACCAAGGGCAGGACGGGGACGTTCAAACGGCTGTAAAGGCCAAGGCGGGCCGTATGTTTGCAAATATGGTTTCCTATGAAATCGAGGTGGCCACGTGGAGGGACCAAAAGGGTAATTTGTGGGAACCTAATACCATTTTGAAATTGTACGCCCCGGGGGCAATGATTTACAGGGAAACGGATTTTCTGATCAGACAAGTTGTTTTCCGGAGGGGGCCGAGCTCGGAAACGGCGGCCCTCAATTTGATTTTGCCGGGTTCGTTTACCGAGGACAACCCGGGGAGGTTTCCGTGGGAAGATTAGCAGTAGTTAAGGCCGTGGAGGCCAATATCGAGGGCGGGGAGGACATCCCGATCTGTAAAGTGGACTTGGGCGGCGGGGACATCCGCCGTGTGCCATTGCTACTACCGCCCAATACGGACGCACGGCCCCGCCCGGGGGACTACGCGGCCCTAATTAGCAACCCAGGAAGCAACCATTACACGGCCATTGCCTTTGGGGACCAGGACAATACAAGCGAGTCCGGAAACGGGGAGTGGCGAGCCTATTCCCGGGACGGGGGCGGGGCCGTGGTGGCGGAAATATTCCTCAAAACAGACGGTTCCATCCGGATAGAAAACGGGGGCGGATTTATTGAGTTGGGCGCCTCCGGGCAAGTCAATATCAACGGCAATTTCACGGTGGACCCATGAGTTTAGAATTTGTGTGCACAGAAGATCTAAAGGTCAAATTCACCAATAACAGCGGGCCACCCGACATTAAAAACCCGGCGGCCTACCTGGGCGATCAAGGCGTGGACCCGGTTAAAATAGTCCCGACATATTCACAGAAAAATAAATTGGGAAACCGCCGGGTAACTACCACGGGGATTGACATCCAATGGACGGCGGCCACGGGTTGCGCTTTTGTGAGCTCGGCCTTTACTTTTGTAACTGGTTTGGCGGCCATACAACCCAGGGCCCTATCCACAAAAGCGGAGGGGGGCCTTGTACTGCGCAAGGGGGACCGGTCCCTTGTCGGGTGCATTGGGAGTTGGACAAATAATAGTTCCGGGGCCACGGTGGTGTGTTCGTGTCAAGTCGAAATATCGGACGCGGGCCAAGACAAGGCAAAAGCACAATGACTGATTTAAAGCTATATCACACCCAAGACGGGGCGGAAATAAACGAAGTGAACGGCTTTGCGGAACTAGACGAGGGCCTTGGGACCGCGTTTTATCTGTCCCTTGTGGGCGGTAATGAGGACGGATCGGAGTATTGGGGGAATACAATCGAGGACGACCCGGCCTCCCGACTTTACGGCCGGACTTACCAATTACTACAGAATATCGCGGCCACCCCTGCCAATTTGGTACGAGTACAAAAGGCCGTTGAATTGGATCTTGCATGGTTTACGGACCCAATAACCGTTTCTGTGTATATACCAAAACGAAATTATTGCGGGATTATCATAAATACCGAGGTAGAATCCATTGAGTATCTATTGCCATGGGAGGCGGCGAAATGAGTCAACAGATCCCCACAACGGCCGAAATAAAGGATGTTATCGTCTCGCAACTTGAGACGAAATTATCCACAACGATTCCCGCCCTCCCCGTGAAATTTTTTCGGGTATTGGCCCAGGTGTTGGCGGCCCTTATTATCGTCCTGTACAAATACGCGGGCGCCAATTTCTTGAACCAGTTTGTTCAATTTGCCTCCACACAAGAAACCATTGTAAATGGGCGCTCGTTAATCCCCCTTGTGGAGTGGGGCCGCCTTGTGGGCGTGGGGGACCCAACGGCCGCAACCCGGGCGGAGGCCACGGTCCAAATCACGGTAAACGTGCAATCCGGAACAATACCGGCCCATACTCTCATTACAAAAACCGATACCGGGTTTAATTATCTCACCCTTGCGGATGTCACATTGGACGCGGCCACAAAAACGGTAAATATACGCGCCTATTCAGACCAAGACGGCGGTGGGGGCCGGGGTACCGGTGGCAATGTACAGGTGGGGGACGTCCTCTCTTTTATGTCCCCGGTGGCCAACGTGGAGAGCGATGTTGCAGTGACGGCCCTTGTAACCACGGCCGCGGACGCGGAAAGTTGGGATGCGTACCGCCTCCGTGTGGTGGACCGTTTCCGGAGCCAACCCCAGGGCGGGGCGCCGGCGGACTATGAGCAATGGGGGGAGGCCGTGGAGGGGATAATCAATGTCTATCCGTACACGGGGGACCCGGGCCACGTCAGTGTATATTGTGAGGCCACGGTGGCGAGCTCCGGGAGCGCGGACGGCATCCCCACGGGGGCCCAGCTAACGGCCGTGGAGGACTATATAAACAACGACGGAAGCGGCCTTGCAAACCGAAGGCCTATCAATGCCTTTGTGGACGTATACGCGATCACCCGCACTAGTTTTGAGGTGGAAGTTGTGGACCTAGTGGTGGAGGACGAAACAACGGTACGAACGAAAATAGAAGAAGCCATGGACTCCTATTTTGCATCCCGGGCCCCGTATATTTCAGGCCTCACCCTGGGCGCCCGAAAAGACAGGATTACCAATTCGGCCGTGGCCGGCGCCGTGGAAGACGTAGTCACGGCATATAATGGCGTTTTCACGTCCGTAATCACGCGGGTTTATGGCGGCGATCAATTTGTGATCTATTCCCTGGGCGAGGGGGAGAAAGCAAAGGTTCCCAGTGTTCTATACACTTAAACACCTATTACCGCGGACAACCCCGCTGAATCTAACCGCGGCCCGTAAATTTCGCCAATTTTTCGAGGCCCTTGCGGAGGCATACACGGACGTCCGGGAGTTTATCGACCTTGTTTGGCTCGATATGTTCCCGGAGCACACCAGGGAATTGACGGCATGGGAACAGGCCTTTGGCCTACAGCGGCTCGACCTAACCACGGAGGAGCGCCGGGAGCGGTTGGCGGGCCTTTGGACCGCCCAGGGCGGACAGGACCCGAAGTATATTCAGGACACACTACAAGCGGCCGGGTTTGACGTGTACGTCCACGAATGGTGGGAAACACCCGCGGCCTCCCCGCCGGTTTGCCGGAACCCGTACACTGCTATGGGCGGGGAACTATTCGGTGCAAATGACCCGGAAATGGAAGCGGGGGAACCCCAGGCGGAGGCCGGGAACGGCGCGCCGTTAACGGGCGGGTATTGGCTTGTAAATAAGCTCTATACCGCAAGCGCCCCTATTATGGCCCTCGCGGGTGAAACATGGATGGAATGCGGGGAGCCACTTGCGGAGGCGGGGCAATTTTTTGACGTCAATTATGATCGTGTGGAGTATGAGACACCGCAAGATCCGGATGAGTGGCCCTATATCTGGTATGTTGGCGCGGCCACGTGGCCGAATACCGCGGTTGTGGCGGAATCGAGAATGGAGGAATTTGAAGATTTACTTTTGAAAATTTCACCACAACACCTTTGGATTGGTGTGTTAGTAGACTACCAATACGAGCTAATAGAGGACGCAAGCGGGGACACGCTTGTGGAGGACGCAAGCGGGGACACGCTTGTGGAATAAAGGACGGTAAACAATGGCTACAAAAAATCATAGCGTGTGCGCGGTTGGGTCCCGACACGCCCCGCATAATTTGAGCTATCCGGACGCGGCTAACCGTATTGCCGGGACAAACGAGGGGAGCGGGATTGTTTTATCATCGGACAACCTGTACCAATACGCGGTCCAAGACGACGATAATTCCGTTTGGATGCTTGTTGACGAAAGTCCGATAACGTGGATTGCAATCAACGCGGCCCTTGAAACGGACGATCTGAATGATTGTTACGACAACTACGGGGCGGTTGCCGCGGTTGTCACCGTGGACGGCGCGGAGGGGCAAGGGGACCTTCGATTTAATACAAGCGGCGCGTATTCTATCATTTTCAATTTAGCCGGGTGTACCGGGACTTCGGACGGCCTAGATATTGTTAACGGTACGGACCATTTCGGGTTCATCCGGAATGGGGCAAATTCGATGTCTTTGGACGCGGATTTAGAAGCGTGTGTCATAGACTCAAATGCCAGTATCGCATTAAACCCAGCGCCTACCCCGTACAAGGTGTTAGTAGGTGGCGATCTTGAGGTAGAGGGAAACCTAACATTAACATCCGGCGGTACCATCACGAGTACTAGTAGTGGCCTTGTGCGTATAGCCGCCAACGGTACCGGATATACTGTGATCGGTTCAGCGGGAACCACGTCACACAGCCTTAACAGTGGTAACGATCTGCTTGTATCGGGTGAATTGGAAATTGACGGCGCCGCGTATTTGGACGGCGCGCTATCCCTCGCGGGTGATATGACTTTAACCAGTGGCGGCACCATAACGAGCGATTCAAACGGTATTATTCGTATCGCCGCCCACGGTACCGGATACAATATAATCGGTGCGAGTGCTACCACAGGGCAAGGCCTTGCGACCGGTGACGATCTATTGATCGCGGGTATTTTGGAGGTTCAGGGTGTAGCATATTTTAGCGACTCAGTAACGGCGGCGGATCAATTAACCGTTACCACGGATCTAATAATGGGCGGGATGATAATCACATCCTCGAATGGGTTGTTACGATTAGCGCCGAACGGTACCGGATATACTGTGATCGGTTCAGCGGGAACCACGTCGCACGGCCTTAACAGCGGTGACGATCTGCTTGTATCGGGTGAATTAGAGGCGACCGGGGATGTTTATTTTGATACAGATTTACAATTGTCGGGGGATTTATACATGGTTAACGGCGGGGAAATCACCACGTTATCGAACTATGATTTATCTCTATCGGCCAACGGTACCGGGATCGTAAATATCGGGAACGGGTTGTCTGCCCATAGCCTAAGTGGTGGGACAAGTCTTTTAGTATCGGGGGAATTAGAGGTTACGAGCAATAGCTATTTCGACGGGCCAATTTATTTTGGCGATCAGGGGTCAATACTAGATAATCAAGCCCAGACAAATGACGCGTTGCAAATCACGGTCGGGACAAATTCAAACAGTCTGATTATTTGCCAGACGGCGGACGCAGGGTATGATTTCGCACACGCGGCGGAAACCGATCCTACTCTCATTATCCATAGCGCTAACCAGAGCACATCAGAGTATTTCGCGGAACGGCATGATCAAACCAACAAAATAAATACAATTGGCAAAGGCAGCGAACAAACGTACCATGAAACGGCTTTAAATATGGCGGATGAGGCAAGCATATCGTTTCCAACGGATACCTACGGTACCGCCGGTTTTGGGCGTTGCCTTATGGCGGATGCAACGGGTGATTCTGTGGAGGCGGCCACTTTTTGTTGGAACGGAAACGACACGGTTACGCTTTTGGGGAATACAACGAACGTAACAAATGCAGACACGGACGGGTACCTTTGTATCTATGCGTCAAGTAACATTGTATACATAAAAAACAGATTGGGTGGCGCTCGAAGGCTACACTATGAAATGCACTATCAAGACGGTTTTGATGCTCCAAGCTGATAACAAAAGGGGATAGGAAAAATGGACGTAACAAAAAGAATCGAAGAATTGCAAGGTGAACTGGACAAGGGCAATCAAGCACTTGTCGCACTTGCAAACAAGCAAAACCAATTGCGGGAGCAATTATTAAAAATAGCCGGTGCGATACAGGTATTAAAAGAACTGGAACCGGTAGAAAGTGAGGGCGAAAATGGCCTTAAATCCGTATAGTAGATACCCCACAAAAGTGGCCGCGGGGACAAGCGCCTATCCTTATGGTGTACCCCGCAATGTCACAACCCCAGGGGATGGAACCGGGACACCGTGGGAGGCCGATATTGTAAAGGACATATTCGGTTTTCAACAAGAACTATTGAGTAAAGCCGGGATCACGCCGAGCGGTACTCCCGATGCTGTCGGGGCCTCGGAGTATTTAGAGGCCTTGCGCA